CGACAGAGGCCGGCGAATCTGATATAAACAAACTGGCAAGAGGCACACAAACACACTCATATACGCCCGATAGCACGATCTCTGAGCCGGCTGATCCATATAATGCAGTCTATCCACATAACAAAGTCTATAGCACTACCACACATATCAAGGAATACGATGACACAGCCGGCGCTGAACGTATACGTGAGCGACACAAGTCCGGCACATTCTACCAAATAGCACCAAATGGCGATAAAACAACACATATTGTCAATGATAATTACACAGTCATAGCTGGTAAAGACAGTGTACACGTGACAGGTAATGTATTATTACAAATAGATAGCAATTGCACTACGAATATTGCCGGCGATTGGGATGTAAACGTCACAGGTAACGCAACAATTGATGCGGCTACCATTAATTTGAATAGTGGAACTAAGGGTGCAGCTCGTATAGGAGACACAGCTGACACCGGCGATGATCCACCAGGCATCTCAGGTAGTGATGGATCCAACGTCATTGAGACTGGTTCTAGCACTGTTTTTATTGGCGGTTAACCAATTTTCCACTTGACATCCGGCCACTGTTGTGTTATACTGTGGTGTAATCGGGTCGTGCGTTAATACTGGTAACTCTTTCGTAGTCTACAAATGCAATAGACACTAGTGACATATATCGAAAGGCCACCCGTCAAACTCTAGCGGCTTACTTCTAAAGCCATATTCGAAATTTTTTTCGTGCTGGTATTATAAGTAAATAGGAATGATAGTAAATATAACGAATAAAGCCAAACAACAGATTGACAACTTGTGTGAAAAGAATGACAAGTGGGCTGTATCACTCAACATGAAAGGTGGTGGGTGTGCAGGATTTGAGTATACATGGGGATTCTTATCTTCAAGTGATGAGATGGAAGACGATGACGAATGGGTGAATACGTATACTCATAGACTAGTCATTGGTGGTCCTTCTCTCATGTATCTAATGGGAACAACAATTGACTATAAAGAAGAAGTCTTTGGCAGTTCTTTCTCATTGGATAATCCAAACGCAAAGTCGTCCTGTGGTTGTGGCACAAGTATATCCATCTAGCAATGAACACAATTCGGTATACATATGGCTACCACAATGAAATTATTGAAAGCACAGTACATCCGTTGGCCTGAGTTCTATAAAGAATACTCTATTGCACAACTCGAAAACTTCTACGATTATAATCGAATACGAAGAACAAAATCTCAGTCTTTTCGTTTAGACTGTTTAATGAAAGACTTAGACGAGAATGGACTACATGTTCCGATCATTGTCTCCTGGAATGGTTATCGTGTCACCGTGGGACATCAACGTGTTTGGTATGCAAAACAACGAGGGTATACTCATATCTCTTGTTATCATATACCGAATCAAACGATACAGGATCGTATAATGAAAACGGATTACAGTGACGGATATTGGGAGAAACGCAAAGTCGAAGAAATGCATTTAGAATGTAATCCAAAAAATCTAGCCTTATTGAAATCCAGAGGTCATAAGGTAGAAAAAATTTCTTTAAAAAAAATCGAATGTATTGACACGAATACTCCAGCGGAAGATAAAAAAGCGATGGATGCGGCGTTAGTGAGTAGTATACCAAACGAGGGAATGTTATGGCCAATACTGATACGAAAGAAAACAGATCACATGTGGCAATGTGTTCAAAATAGATTTCAAAATGATCATGCACCCTACGTTTGTTGGTATGGAAACAATCGATATCGTTATGCGATACGAAACAAATACGATACGATTGATGCGATACTCTGTGAGGGAACGACAGATGAAAGAAATGCTTTATGTAAGTTGATGGACATACCCGTTCGTGTTCATAATGAAATTGAAAATATCTGGTTAGAACGAGGAAGAAAAATCGTTGGTGCGACCACTCGGACTTGAACCGAGAAGCCTAACGGCGACAGATTTTAAGTCTGTTGTGTTTACCTATTTCACCATGGTCGCAACGTCAACGAATTGGCGATTCCCGCAGGATTCGAACCTGCAACCTTCTGTTTAGAAGACAGATGCTCTCTCCAGTTGAGCTAGGGAACCTATGACTACGATTAGTTAATATACAAAGGACCAGTCCATTGAATTGGATAGTTACCTGTTAGGACGTTACCTCGTGGTTGATTTAATGCAGGTTTGTTATAACCCGCAGCCTTGAGTACGTCACCTTTTTTGAAATGTTTAAAATCTTCTTTGGCGATAAAACAAAACACACCAGTATCCTGTACAATCTTAATGTACTTCTTACCTTCTGAGATTTTTGTTTTATTATCCCAATTTTCGTATTGTTCTTTTGAATATCCTGACAGTTTGTTTACGTCACCGTCACGTGTAGACATTCGTAGGTAATCTTGTTTGGCACCTGCCATCAGATATGTAATACCTTCTTGGATTGAATTAGCACTTTTTGTTACTGTAATCATAATGTAGTCTCCTATTGGTTATCGTGTGTATAATGCAAATGATGTTGCATGGTTCATGTGGATGTACGATTGATCTCTTTTATAATCAGATGTACTCGGACCTCTGTATCGATATCGAACGTTCATCGCATTTTTGTGACTAGTCACTTCTTTAAAGTAAGGAAGATACTTCATTGGTATATTCTTTGCAATGGCAACTTCATTACTCTTAAAAGGATTAATCATATATTTTGAGATGATTGGATTAACAACTCTCTCAAAAACTTTTCTACGTCTATCTTTCTGTATCATTCTATTGTAAACTCTCAATGGTTCGTTCATTAGTAATCGAAGATATCAAGTTCGTTAAGTTCATCGTTTGAAACAATATCGGCATCGATACTGTGTTCTTCAATATCAAACTCTTTCAAAAGAGAATCTATATTATCGTCTTCATAATTAGATTTTTGTTTTTTATCGTATATCATGGTATCTATATTATCAGGATAGTCGATATTGTCAAGGACATAATTGGTCATAATTGTCGCACCTTTCACTTTGTTTTTCATCATTTTATATACTCAATATACCAGGTTTCGTCTATAGTGTCAATGGTTAATTTGGTTTATTTTGGTAAAAAACCCGAATGTTCTCGTTATGTTCCGTGGGGTGCGACACTATGTCGCACCTTGTATAAATAACTATATGACTTGTAAAAATTGTGACCATAGCTGCCACTGTTCAAATGGAGGATCTTGTCAATCGTGCGATTGTAAAAATTGCGAACATAATTAATTATGGCTAGAGTGAAATTTGATAAAGATAAACCCTCGCATGAGCATACTCACAAACATACATCTATAGGTGGAGGTAGAGTGAAGACTAGCTCGATGAATAAGTCCAAACGTAGATCGTATAAAAAGTACAACAGCCAAGGTCGATAATCTTCAGATATAACATATAAATAGTTGAATGGCAATCTATTCAACTGGAAGTTATGACGCATCACGTACGAACAATAGTTCTCGTAGTGCTCGTATCTATAAAGATTTAAATCTCATCTTCTCACCACATCCAAATACAAAAGATGTGACAAAGAAGACTGACATTGAAGCTGTCAAACAAAGTGTAAAGAATCTTATTCTCACAAAACACTACGAAAGACCTTTTCATCCAGAGATTGGTTCAAACGTAACTGATATATTATTTGAACCAATGACACCATTGACTGCCAACTTATTAACGAAACAGATTTCTGAGGTCATCAATAACTTTGAACCTCGTGCAAGATTGATAAGTGTAAATGCAAATCCACAATTGGATAGAAATGAATATGAGGTTACAATTCAGTTCTATGTAATTAATATACCAGGCGAACTTGTCACACTAACAACGTTCTTAGAAAGATTAAGATAATGGCAGAGAGACTAAACATTACGGAACTAGATTTTGATAACATCAAACAAAATCTAAAAACATATTTAAGCAAACAAAAAGAATTTACAGACTACGACTTCGAAGGTTCAGGTATGGCTGTATTGTTAGACTTGTTATCTTACAATACACACTACAATGCTTTGTATTCGAACATGTTGGCAAACGAAATGTTTTTAGATTCTGCTGACTTACGTAACTCTGTCGTATCACATGCAAAACAAATTGGTTACACTGCAAGATCAGCTAGAGCACCAAAGGCTACATTGAACGTTACAGTCAATGATGCTACATCCGCAACTGTTACGATGGCAAAAGGTACAGCGTTCACTACAACAATCGATGGTGTATCTTATCAGTACGTAACAAACAAAGCTGTATCGATTACACCAACAGATGGTGTGTATACTTTTTCTAACGTAGATGTATACGAAGGTACTTTGGTGACAAACAAATATACTGTCGATACTTCAGATGCCAATCAAAGATTTCTAATTAAAAATATTAATGCAGATACATCGACATTAAAAGTTACAGTACAAACATCAGCCAGTGATAGCACAACAGAAACTTATACAGTGTCTACAGACTTTACAAGTGCAACTGGTGATTCTAAAATATTCTTTTTAGATGCTGTAGAAGATCAACAATATGAGATTACATTTGGTGATGGAATAATTGGTAAAGCATTAAGCAATGGTAATGTTGTCAACATAGAATACGTTGTAACCAATGGTGATGCAAGTAACAGTGCTACAACATTTGCAAGTGCAAGTTCAATTGATGGTTTCTCAAACATTACTGTAACTGTAGTTAGTAATAGTTTTGGTGGCGCACCGGCAGAAGAAAACTCATCAATTAAATTCAATGCACCAAAAAGATATTCATCACAGAATAGAGCTGTGACAGTAGACGATTTCAAATCAATCGTTAGATCAATCTATCCTAACATACAATCAATTCGAGTATGGGGTGGAGAAGAAAACGATCCACCTGTGTATGGTAGAACATACATCTCAATCAAAGCAATCAGTGGAAGCAATATTACACAAGCTGTAAAAGATGATATTACAACTGAACTTAAAAAGTATATGGTTGCGTCTGTAACACCTGTGATCTCTGATCCAGAAACAATTTTCTTAGTTGTGGAAACAGATGTTAAGTATGATGCTAAAGTAACAAGTAAATCGACAGATGATATTAAACAACTTGTTCTAGCTACATTAACAAACTACAACGACAATACACTTAAAAAGTTTGATGGTATACTTAGACATTCTAACTTAGTGAAAACAATCGATGATACTGATTCATCTATTTTAAGTAACTCAACAAAATATAAAATGTACCAAGAAGTAACTCCTGTTACTACAAAGAAAGAAACGTACACAATTAAATTTAATAATGCATTGTATCATCCACACAGTGGTCACATGCCAATTGTATCTACGACTGGTTTTAAAATCAATGGCGATACAACTAACGAATACTTTTTAGATGATGATGGTAGTGGTAATGTTAGATTGTATTACAATAAAGATGATATTAAAACTTTTGCAAATACAACACAAGGTACAATTGATTATACAACTGGTGAAATTAAAATAAACGATTTATACATAACCTCTGTATCAAACATCAATGGTGCAGCTTCAACTGTCTTTAGATTAACAGTACAACCAGATTCAAAAGATATTAAATCTGTACGTAATCAAGTATTAGAATTTAATTTAAATGATGCAACTGTAAATGTTACTGTAGACAATTTTGCTGAAACAGCAGGTGTAGGATACACAACAACATCATCGAATTATTAATGACCAATGGCAACTAATGACAAAAAAATATCGAACCTCGTTACTCGACAGTTGCCTGAATTTGTTCAGTCACAAAGTCCAGCCCTTTTAGAGTTTGTAAAAAAGTATTACACTTTAATGGAAAGTGCTCAGATCAATCTGAGCAATGTAGGTGAGATTAATCAAATCAGATTAGAAACTGCTGATGTTTCATTTGTACAGTTAGATGGTACAGATGAGTTTGGTAGTGATGCTACAGATTATATTGTAGATGAACAATCAGCAAAAGGTGAGTTTACAAATGGTGAAACTATCACTGGTGCAACGTCTGGTCAAACTGCAACTATTCTAATTGAAGATGCTGACAACAATAAACTTTATGTAACAGCCAATACAAAATTTATCACTGGTGAAACTATCACTGGTAGCACATCAGGTGCAACTGCAACTATACAAAAGTATAGAGCAAATCCTGTAGAAAACATCACACAACTATTAGAATATACAGATGTCAATCAAACGTTAGATGACTTCTTTGTAGAATTTAAAAAAACTTTTCTTAATACTATACCAGATAACTTAGCATCAGGTCTAAACAAAAGACAGATCGCAACACGTATTGGTGAACTGTATGCTAGAAAAGGAACTGTCGATGGACACAAAGCATTCTTTAGATTATTGTTCGGTGAAGAAGCTGAAGTATATTTACCAACGAGAGATTTGTTACGTGTATCTGATGGTGATTGGGGTACAAAGAAAATAATTAAAGTTGTATTAAGAACACCAACAACTGCTGATACATCTAACTTACTTAATCAAACAATTACACAAACAAATAAAGTTGGAAATGATTTTGTTAATACCGCAACTGCAATTGTAAATGGTGTTAACAAAGAAAGAATTAATGGTACTGAGGTAACAACTTTATTCTTAGAAGAAGATAGTATTATTGGTGACTTTAGATTTTACGATGAAGAAGAAGAACTACTTTTAGAAACTGGTGACTTCATATTACTAGAAGATGGTAATAAGATAAACCAAGAAACAAACTTACCACAAGAGAATGAAGTATTCATCACTGGTGTTGACAATACTAATCCTGAAGTATTAATACAATGTGTTGTGCATCCAAGTATTGATCAAGTAACTGTAACAGATCGTGGTGCTTATTATTCTGCAAACGATAGTATTACATTTACAGCTGAAGGTGCAGGTAAACGTGGTACATTACAAATTGAAGAAGTATCTAAGTCTGGTATTGCTGAAGTTAAAGTAGATGCTGGTGGTAGTGGATATGCTATTGGTGATGCGATTGTTCCAGACAATACAGGCACAGAGGGTTCTGGTTTCACAGCTGAAGTCAGAGTGGTCAATGGTGGATTTACAATTGAGACTGAAGATAGAACAGGATTCCAATTGATAGATGAAGATGGTGGTATCCTAATTATGGAACCTGCAACCAATAGTAATCTAAATGACATAACAGATATTAAAGTTACAAATCAAGGTGGTGGTTATGCTTCACTACCTACGTTATCAATTACATCTAGTGGTACTGGTGCTGATATATTTCCAAGTGATACAAGAATAGGTCAGATACTAGAAGCAAAAGTTTTAGATCATGGTTTCAATTACCAGATCATACCTACTGTTAACGTTCCAACAAACATGCAGATAGAAGATGCGTCTGATTCGTTTACTGTTGGCGAAACAGTTACAATGAATACCAAAGATGGAATTACAGATGAACCGTTTGAAGTTTATGATTTTGGTACAGTCTCATTAGAAGAATTTAAACCTGCACAGTATAGATTAGAAGATGCAACACCTGGTGGACCTGGCGGAATACAAATGGAAGATGAAACACAAGATTTCCAAGATGAAGTTGAATTATCTATCCTTGATGATAGACCAGGTAAAGATGTTGTAAGAGATGACCACATTAACTTTATGGTTAGAGAGAATCCAGAGAACCAAAGAATTATTTTAGACGATGTAAAACTGGTAGACCAAGATTCTATTATTGTATTAGAAGATGGTAATAAACTTTTAATTGAAGACCAAAGTACTATAACTGCTACAGTTGTAAGTTACGATGGCAATACAAACTTATTGAAATTAACAGATGTAACTGGTGGTGAGTTTATTAAAGGTGGAACGATTACTGGTGGCACATCTGGTACAACTGCAAAAATTGTTACAGACAGTACAGCTCAGATATCAACTACTATTGGTGGTATCGTTACAACAAGTGGTGAGTACTCAGGTGTTAAAGGACAAGTATCAGAATCAACTAAGAAAATACAAGACAGTGATTACTGGCAAGATTACTCTTATGTAATTAAAGTTGGTGAATCATTAAAAGTTTGGAAAGATGACTTCAAACGAACTATGCACCCAGCAGGTTTCAACTTCTTTGGTGAAGTAACTATTGCTACACAAGTTAGTGCTAAAATGAAAACAGGATTTACATTATCTAGTGGTGCTGTTGAGGCAGACGAAGTTGTCGAATTATTCTCACTTATCTTCTCTGAGAAAATTGGTAGAAGACTTGGTACAGATACAGACGGTACAAGTCTCAACTCTAATCCTACATTAGGTATTGAGGGTAGTGCATCATTTGACGCAAACACAAGAGATGTTACATTAACAAGTGAATATACACTTAAAACAGAGCAAGACAAAACACAAACTGTACAAGGGGTTAATGTTAGACAAGGGTTTATCTATGCAGGTCCTAGATACAAAACAATTAATAGATTTGCATCTACGGCCTTTCAAAGTACATCGCCACTTAGTGGTATTACAATCGCAACACTAAACAACATCAAAATAAGGGGTACGGGTAAAACACCACCAAACGAAGAAACACCAACTTTTGCAACGTTTAATTCAGGACTAAGAACAAACTTTGCAATACCGACAGATACTAGAAAAATTATCTTTGGTCAAAACTCATTTGACGAAGATGGAACATCTTTTGATAGTACTAGTGATACGTTTGATGCGGGTTAACGTATAAATATTAAGGATTATGGCAAAACAATCAATCGACATAGGAACTACTGCTAATGACGGAACGGGTACTACGTTACGTGATGGTGGTGATTTAATCAACGATAACTTTAACGAAATCTACAGTAAGTTAGGTGGTGGTTCAAGTTTATATTCTTTAACTTTTCCAAATGCGACTGATACTGTCGTTGGAAGAGCAACTACTGATACGTTAACAAACAAAACGATTAATGGTTCAAACAATACTATCTCAAACATTGCAAACAGTTCACTAGCAAATTCAACTATTACATTTGCAGCTGACAGTGGTTCTGACAGTGCATCTTTGGGTGAGACAGTTACGATTGCGGGTGGTACAGGTTTAACAACAGCTGGTACGTCAAATACTGTTACAGTAAATATTGATTCCACAGTGGCAACACTGACAGGTTCACAAGAATTAACAAACAAAACTATTACATCTGGTGTTTTCAATACAGGAGTTTCTGGTACTGCAATTAAAGACGAAGATGACATGACTAGTGATAGTGCTACTCATCTAGCAACTCAACAATCAATTAAAGCATATGTTGATTCACAAACTACAGCAACATCAATCACGTTTGCAGGTGATAGTGGTTCACATGCAATTGTTAATGGAGAAACAGTAACAATCGCAGGTACATCAAACGAGATTGAAACATCACAATCAAGTAATACTTTAACAATTGGTTTACCAGACGATGTAACAATTGGACAAGATTTAACAGTTACTAGAAATGCTACAATCACAGGTAACTTAACAGTTAACGGTGCAACTACAACTGTATCATCTACAAACACAACAGTTTCAGATAATCTATTCGAACTAAACTCAGGTGCAGCTTCTAACGCTAATGATGTTGGTATTCTAATCGAAAGAGGTTCAACTGGTGATAATGCAATCTTCATGTGGGATGAATCAGCAGACAGATTTACATTAGGTACAACAACAGCAACTGCATCCGATACAGGTAACTTAACAATTACTACAGGTGAGTTGGTTGCAAACATTAATGGTTCTAACTCAACTATAACTAACGTACCAAATTCAGCACTAGCAGGTTCTGGTGCAATAACTTTTGCAGGCGATAGTGGTTCAGACAGTGCGGCCCTAGGAGAAACTGTAACAGTTGCAGGTGGTCAATCGATCACAACTACAGGAACATCAAATACAATCACTGTTGCTGTGACTGCAGGTAGTATAAGATCAACAGAATTAGCCAGTGCGTCTACTTTATTGATTAAAGATTCGTCTGGAACAACGCTTAAGACCGTGATAGGAGCCGGAGTATAAGTCGTATAAATATAAGAAAGAGATATAAATTATGCCAGCAATTATAACAAACAAATTCAGAGTACACAACGCCGAACAGTTCAAAGAAAGTTTTGGTGAAGCTGCTGATACTTATTACTTAGGTATTGGTAGACCACAAGCATTCGTTGACAATCAGGCGTTTAATGATGGTACAGATACAAACCCACCAACACCAAATGATGACATTGGATCAGAGTTCTACAACTATGATGATATGTTATCTGCTAAGAAGATTGCAAGTACAGACGTTACTATTGCAATTCCTAGAAGAAACTGGACAACAGGTACAGTATACGATTACTACAGACACGACTACGGAAACATCAACACAGCTGGCACTGCGATAACTTCCGATAGTGGTGCATCTAATTTATTCGATGCTACTTTCTATGTAATGAATAGTACGTTTGACGTATACAAATGTATTGATAACAATGGTGGTGCGGCTTCAACATCTGAACCAACTGGTAATAAATCAACTAGTGTATTCAGTACAGCAGATAGTTACAAATGGAAATACATGTATTCACTAACTGCTGACGAACAAACAAATTTCTTATCTACAGATTTCATGCACGTATCAACTGAGAGCACAGACTACTCTACTACAGCTGGTGCAATCGAAAATGTAAAAATTACAGCTGCAGGTACAGGTGGTTCAAACGCAACATATACAGGCGTTGCAATTAGAGGTGACGGATCAAGTGGTACTGCTACAGTCACAGTATCAGGTGGTGCCGTAACTGCTGTAACAATAACAGCTGCAGGATCAGGTTATACATTTGCAAGTATTCTTGCTAGTGATATTGGTAACGTATCTGGTGCTGACCTAGACTTTATTATTTCACCAGAGGGTGGACATGCTTCAGACGTTGTAAAAGAACTTGGTGGATTCTATGTAATGTTAAATGTTAACTTAACACAAGCTGAAGGTTCTGGTGACTTTAATACATCAAACGATTTTAGAAGAATTGTATTAATGAGAAATCCAACTGATAGTACAACAAGTGCTACAGCAACAGCATCTACTTTAGATGCTACTAAATCAATTACTTTCACTGGTACGCCAGGTAGTTTCCAAGCTGATGAAAAGATTACTCAATCATCATCTGGTGCTGTAGGTTATGTAATTGATTATAACTCAACAACAAAAGTTTTAAGATATATTCAACCACAGTTTACTAATCAAGGTATTGATTCAAATGAAAACTTAACAGCATTTACAGGTAGTGATACTGTAACTGGTGCTACTTCAGGTGCAACAGGTACACCAACTTCACATGACGTAACTCCTGAGTTAGTTGCAGACAGTGGTGATATACTTTACGTAGAGAACAGAAAACCAATTTCAAGAGCAGCAGACCAAACAGAAAATATCAAGCTAATTGTGGAGTTCTAATAAATCATGGCAACCAACTTTAACGTCACTCCATACTATGACGACTTCGATGCCACTAAAAATTTTCATCGAGTTTTATTTCGTCCTGGTTATGCTATTCAAGCAAGAGAGTTAACACAACTTCAAACTATCTTACAAAACCAAGTTACTCAATTTGGTAATCATATATTTAAAGATGGTTCACAAGTTATCCCTGGTGAGGTCACATATACGTCTTATTATGAATATGTAAAACTTTCTGCTTTTTCAACTACAAATGTTTCAGACTTAGTTGGTCAAACACTTACAGGTGCAACGAATGGCGTTCAGGCTGAAGTAGTAAACTCAACTGCAGCTACAGAAACATCAGCTGCAACAATCTATGTAATTTACAAGAAGACAGGTTCAAACAATACTAAGAGAAGATTTGCTGATGGTGAATCCCTAACAGGTTCAGGTTCTATTACTGCAACTGTTGGTGTTTCAGGCACAGCATTACCAGTTGATACAAACGCAACTGGTTCTGGTTCTGCTGTAAATGTACAAGCTGGTATTTACTATGTCAATGGTTTCTTTGTAAGAAATGATGAAGAAACTTTAATCTTAGATCCGTACACTGTAACACCTAGTTATAGAGTTGGATTTACTATTACTGAAAGTTTTGTTACACCATCAGACGATACAAGTTTAAATGATAATGCAACTGGTACATCAAACGCAAACGCACCAGGTGCTCATAGATTTAAGATTGCATTAACACTAGCAAAAAAAGAATTAACTGCTACAGACGATGATAACTTTGTTGACTTATTAAAAGTCGAAGGTGGTGTTGTAGAAAGTAAAGTAGAAAAAACAGATTACAATATTTTAGAAGATACACTAGCTAGAAGAACATATGACGAATCTGGTGACTACTCTGTAAAAGCATTTGACATTGATATTAGAGAACACTACTTTGCTGACGGTGATGCAAAGTATGGTAGAGGTATTTACAGAGCAGATACAGATTCAGGTGTAACATATTACGAAGCACAATACTCTGCTGATGAATCCAAAGCAAGACTTGCTGTTGGTATGGGTGCAGGTAAAGCTTATGTAAAAGGTTATGGTATCAATACAGTTGCAACTCAATATGTAACTATAGACAAAGCAAGAGATTTTGATAGTTCAAATAACACAACTACAAATGCACCGATTGGTAACTATGTACAAGTAACAAATATTTTTGGTACACCAGATATTGGATTTGTAAGTGGTGAAACAAACGCATTTAAAAAAGTTAGATTATATAAATCTGCAACTTCAAGCAGAGGTACAGCAAACATAGGTTCTGGTGCTAGTCAAAACTTAATTGGTGTTGCAAACGCAAGATTCTTTAATTACAGTTCAGGCACAGTTGGTGCATCATCAAGTAACACAACTTCGATTTACGATTTAGGTTTATTTAATATCTCTACGTTCACGCACGTAGCAACAACAGGTTCTGTAACAATCGCTGTTGGTGATACACTAACAGGTGGCACTTCAGGTGCAACTGGTATTATTGAAAAAGATAGTGACGGTGCTGGTCTATTCATTCTATCAAATGTAAAAGGTACTTTTGTTGCTGGCGAAACAGTAACAGACGAATCAAGTAACTCTGGTACAGTGGCATCAAACGGTGTAACAACTTTTGAATTAGCTAATACAAAACAAATTGCAATCATGTCTGATATTACAGACGACAGTTCGACTGTTTCATTTACTGCTGATACAGTTCTTACAAGTGATTCAACTGATCCTTTCGATTCATCACAAACAACATTGACTGGTACAATTAGTGTTGCAAATAGTGCTACTGCTGTCAAAGGTAAAGGAACAAAATTCACAACTGAATTATTAGTTGGTGATGTAATTAAATTTAACGATGATACTGGTGAAGAATTAACTGCAACAGTATCAGCAATCACAGACGATACAGCATTAACTATTGCTTCTGCTGTAGGTGCAGCTGATGTAACTACATCATCACCATTCGAAAGAAGACGTGTAAGACTTTACAAAGCTGGAGATAACTCATTAGTATTCCCACTACCTGCAAAAACTGTTAAGACATTAAAAACAGCAGACAACAACGCATTAACTGATACTACATTTACAGTAAGAAGACAGTTCGTTAAAACACTTAACGGTTCTGGTGTTGCAGCTTTCGATGCAGGTGCGAACGAAACATTTGACAGTTATGCTGATGGTGATTATACATTGTCAATTATGTCAATGGGTTCTGGTGGAACAGGTGCCGCTGGTGATATCATTGACATCGATGGTTCCACAACATTTACAGGTTCACCAACTGCAGCTAGACAGTTAACAATTACTTTAGGTTCAGGTTACGCTGGTCACAAAGTTAAACTACTTGCAACTATTACAAAAGCCGTTGCAGGTGAAAAAACTAAAACTTTAAACTCAGCACAAACACTACAAATTAGTACAGAAGCAAACGCACAAGAAGCTAGAATCTCACTTGGTAAAGCAGATATCTTTAAACTTAATTCTGTATACATGGCAGCTGACTTTAGTACAGATGCAACAACAAGTGATGAAGATGTAACAAGCAGATTTACTTTAGATAATGGTCAAAGAGATAGTTTCTATGACATTGGTGCAATCGTTTTAAAACCAGGTCAAACAGTTCCAACTGGTAGACTATTAATCAACTTTGATTTCTTCTCTCACAGTTCTGGTGATTACTTCTCAGTAGATAGTTACTCTGGTGCTACTGACTATGATGCAATTCCAAGTTTCCAATCACCACTTAAAGGTAAATTAGAATTAAGAGATTGTGTTGACTTTAGACCTAGAGTTGGAGATGATGATTTTGCTGGTTATGGTGGTGCAACACAAACAGTTTCAACATTCTTTGATAACGTACAGACTAACGGACCAAACACTGGTGCTGTTCCTGTAGACTTAATCAAACCTGGTTCAGACTTTAGATGTGATTTAGAATTTTACTTATCACGTATTGACGGAATTTATTTAACTAAACAAGGACAGTTTAAACAAGCAAGAGGTTCATCAGCAATCGATCCACAAAGACCTGACAAGATGGACGATGCGATGTTACTATACTATTTAAAACTTCCTGCATATACATTTAATACTAGCGATGTAACTGTCGTACCTATTGACAATAGAAGATATACTATGAGAGATATTGGTCTATTGAATAGAAGAATAGAAAACTTAGAATACTATACTCAGTTATCATTGTTAGAACAAACTGCATTAAACACACAGGTACAAGATGCAAATGGTTTAGACAGATTTAAAAATGGTTTTGTTGTAGATACATTTAAAGGTCACAACGTTGGTGCTACAACTTCTTTAGATTATCAATGTGCAATGGACATGGATGAAGGTGTAGTAAGACCATTGTGTGCAACTGAACAAGTTAAGTTAGTAGAAAAAAATACAACTGATACACAAAGAACAAATAGTGCATATCAAAAAACAGGTGATCTAATTACACTACCTTATAGTGAGGAAGTGTTTGTAGAAAATCTAAATGCATCAAAAAGTGTAAATGTAAATCCATTCAGAGTTGCGACATATGTTGGTCACTTAACATTGTCACCAGACTTAGACGAATGGAAAGATACTAAAACAAGACCTGATCTTGTTATCAATAACGAATTACTTTACAATGCTGTAAAAGATCAGCCTAATCAAAAATTAGCAACTGGTACAGTATGGAATGAATGGCAAAACAACTGGACAGGTACTTACAAAGAAGTTACTGAATCTGGTTCAAGCGAAACAACTACAATCGGTAGAACTGGTACTGCAAAAAGAACAGGTATCAAAAAGACTAGAGGCACAAAAGTTGTTAAACAATCATTTGGTGAGAAGATCGTTGATATCGCATACGCACCATTTATTAGAAAGAATACAATTACATTTACAGCAAAAGGTTTAAAACCAAATACAAGAATGTATCCGTTCTTTGAAGAAATTGATGTAAGTGCTTACTGTACACCATCAGGTGGATCATTAGGTGGCAACTTAGTTGCTGATGCTAATGGTGACTTGACAGGTACGTTTGCATTACCATCACCATCGATCAGTGGAAATCCAAAGTGGAGAACAGGTGAAAGAACATTTACATTAACATCAACTGCTGAGTTTTATAAAAACGAAAGTAGAACAGAATCATTTGCAATCGCAACTTATGTAGCAAAAGGTTTACAAGTAACTGAAGAAGAATCAATCTATGCAACAAGAGTTCCTGCGATTATTGAAACAACAGTTTCAGAAACTAAATCTATCAAAGATGTAACATCATCAACCAGTAGATATCTAAATCCTTCTTACTCATCAGCGAATAGAAGTGATAATGATAGAGACAATGATAGAGATACAGACAGAGATGGTGTACTTGACAAATACGATGCTGATCCATATGATAAATCAGTACAAACTAGAAGTCAATACAATGCAAAAAGAGCTGCCGAAAGACGAGACAGAGCGAAAACTGGTGGTGGTAATGGTAATAACTCAGGTGGCAGAATTATCTGTACTTGGTTAACTTCACAAGGACTAATGGATCAAAATGATCTTGCAATCGATCTACAGTTTACAAATGATCATATTGCAATGAGAACAAGAGTTGGTTATTGGACATGGGCATACCCTCTAGTTGAGTGGATGGATAAAAATAAAGATAGTAAATCAGTGAGTGTAATACGTTATCTTGCACAGGCTCGTGCTAACGAGATTAAATATCAAGTTGGTAAAGCAACTAAACCAGACTACGTAGGTAAAGCTGTGAGAATGATCGGTGAACCTATTTGTTCATTACTTGGTTTAGGTATTGAGTTGAAAGAGAAACTATTACAGAGAGGAACAAACTAATGGCGATAGCACAAACATTTTTAAACAGTATAGATGAAGGTGTATTTGTTACATCAATTGATCTATACTTCTCAGCAAAAGATGATACTCTTCCTATTACTATTGGTTTGTTAGAAACAAAAAATGACAGACCAGGTTCGAAGATATTACCTTTTAGTGCTGTGACAAAAGCAGCTGCAGATGTTTCTACATCTACAGACGCAGAGACAGCTACAAAATTTACATTTTCTAGTCCTGTGTATTTAAGAGGTGGTTACAAATATGCTCTTGGTATTGAAACAAATAGTACTAACTACAGTCTATATGTTTCTGAATTAGGTCAAAACAGAATTGGTACTACAAGAAGAATTTCTGAACAACCACTTGTTGGTAGTTTATTTAAATCACAAAACCAAGGCGCACCTATTGATATGCCTTTAGAAGATTTAAAATTCACATTAAGAAAAGCAAAGTTTACTACGTTTACACCTGCAACTTTAGAATTGCAAAATGACGCATTGACAGCTGAAGACTTAGATAGTAATCCTATCGAAACAAATAATACAGCAGGTTCTGGTACAGCGTTTGGTGGTAACCCTAAAATTTTAAAAGTAAATCATGTCAATCATGGTATGGCAACTGGTGATACTGTAACAATCGCTGGAGTAACTGGTAACGCTTCTGATACAGCAAACGGATTACCTATTAGTGAAATCAACGCATCACACACAATCGCAAACGTAACACTTGACAGTTATACAATTACTGTTACATCAAGTTCTACAGCAAAAGGTGTGATTGGTGGTTCGTCTGTTACTGCAACTAGAAACGTACCATTCGAAGTTCTTTACCCACAGATTGGTCAAACAATGTTTCCTGACACAGACGCAAAACACTTTGTAAGAGCAACATCTAAACAATCTGTACATGGATCAGAAACAGGTTACACTAAAGTTAGTGCTACAAATAGAAGACAAGTCGTACCAAACGATAACTACTATTATGAAGCACAACAACAAATCGCATCACCTATTAACGAAACAAATAATCTATCTGGTAACAAATCAATGACATATGATATTGTATTCAGTACGGCAAACGAAAACGTATCACCTGCGATTGACTTAGGTAGAACAAATGTAATTGCTGTTTCGAATAGAATGGATAGTCCTACATCTGGTAACACTACAGGATTTAAAGCAGAGACAGAAGCAGTAGGTGGTAGTGCAAGTGCGAAATACGTAACAAAAGAAATTCAATTAACTAACCCAGCAACAGCGTTAGATATTAGAGTAAGTGCAAACAATCATCCAACAGCATCTATCAAAGTTCTTTACAAAATTAAAAGAACAACTGATAACAGATCGTTTGATGATATACCTTATGAGTTCTTTAATTCTGATGGATCAGCTGATGATACAGTTACATACTCAGAAACTAGAACACAAACTCCTTACAACCAGGATTACTATGATAGTTTCTTTGAACAAAAATTTACTAAAGAAGGATTAGACGAGTTCTCATCATTTGCAATTAAAATAGTAATGACAGGTACGAACCCAGCGTTTGCACCTAGAATTACAGACATGAGAGCATTAGCGCTAGCAGTATAATGAAATTTAAAGTAGAAGGACACAGCACATTAATTAAAGACGAGTTTACTCATGCTGTGGTAAATGATGATACAGTTGCATATAGAAAATATATGCAGAGTGTTCGTTTGAGAGAAAAACAAACCGATCAAATGAGAACAGTAGTACGTGAGATAAATACTTTAAAGGCAGACATGAGAGAGATAAAAAGTTTATTAAAAGGAATTGTAAATGGCAGCTAGAACAATATCAGCAACAGATACACTAGAAACGTTAAGAACCACGTTTAACTCGTTATCAGAAAATGACTTTGGTGATATCGGAACGTTAGATTCTGGTCTTTCTGCAACTAGTGTCATTGGTGCCGTAAACGAGATTTATGGTATTACAATTGCAGCTGCTGGTTTTACAATTACTGATGGTACTACATCACAAGGTGTTGGTTCTGGTGAAACACTAACAGTTACAGGAACATCAAATCAAATTTCAGCAGTAGTAAGTGCGACTGATACATTAACACTATCATTGCCAGCTGCAGTACAAGTAACTACCTCTGTAAAAGCAGGTACACTAACAATTGCTGGTGGTAGCATCACAGATACGTCTGGTGCTATCGATTTTGGCAATGAAACATTAACAACCTCTGGTAATATATCAGCAGGAACAGTCAATAGTTCAACAGTTCCTAGTTCAGACACACTAGTCGGTAGAGCAACTACAGATACATTGACAAACAAAACATTAACACAACCTACGATATCTCAACCGTCAATATCGGCACCAACAATAACAAGTGACATGACACTTAGACCGTCTGTTACTCTTATATTTGAGGGTGCAACAGATGACGCTTTTGAAACAACTTTAACTGTAGCAGATCCTACAGCAGATAGAACAATTACTTTACCTAATGTTTCTGGTACTGTGATCACAACAGGTGATACAGATACCGTCACTGGAACTATGATAAATAATACTATTACGAGTGCGAATTTCAGTGGTTTAACAACACTACTAATTAAAAATTCGTCTGGATCGACAGTGAAGACAATGCATAGTCCAGGTTCGTAAGGATATAAATAGAAATATGAGAAAAGGAATATAATTATGGCAGTAAGAAGACCACTTTATTGGAATGGTTCAGATGTCCAAGAGATGACAGATGCCTTGATCGATGAATTAGTTGATCAATGCGTTTATCAATACTCTACTGATCCTTCCGTTACAATGTCTGTGGTAGCTAGCTCGGGAACATTAGATTCAATGGATGACACTAGAAAGAAAGCTGGTGCTCATTCTACAAGTACAACAGCGTTTCCAGCAGAAAGTACGACAGCAGAACCAGGTACAGTAACAGTAACTTATGACAAGATGTCAAGTGCAAACGCATCTACTAGTGAAGTTGCTGATACTTCAAATCAAGCATTTCCAGTTTATTACGATGGGTCAGGTTCAATTCAATCAATGACTTTACAAGATATGAAAGACACAATTTTTGAACCAGCAATCGATCTATTAACTTCAGGATCAACAGGCACACAACAAGGTGGAACATATTTTATTTCTACTTCAACGTCTGTTTCTGGAGCAACTGAAGTATCTGGAGCAAATACTGCTGTATTTACAGATACAAGAGCTGATACTTCAGCTTATAGTTCTGGTAGTATTCCTGAAACACTTGACCAACCAACTACAATTGCTAACTATTACTTACACAAAATCACTGGCAGTGATACATCATACACTGCGCCATTGATTAACGATGGTGGTGATTTAAAAACTATACCTGATGCAGATTTCGAAACGATTCTAAAAACAGGTATCAGACACATGGCGACAAGTGAAACAGGTTATAGAATATCATATAACGTTAATGGTTCTGGAAACAATAGAGGTACAGCAATGACTGATACTATTCTAAACGGTTCTGGTAACTATCAAACAAGACAAGTAAACACTGATGACTACAGAGCTCAGGAGTTTCCAAACGGTACCGCTGTAACAGCGACTACATATAATTTAAAAATTAATAAGTCATAGGAGTAATTAAACATGGATTTAACAAGTGAATTTTTAAAAGAGCATTACTTAAATGCTTACTTCGTAGATAACGAAAGAACGCAAATTGCTATTCTTTATACAGACCCAACAGACGAAAATCCAGACAAAGTTGTTGAGACTGTAATCAAGCACGACATGGAACACCCATGGTGTCAAGCGTTATTTGCTAGTGGCATGACTGACTTAGATCAATTACACGAGCAAACATATCAGAAAATTAAAACTGAAAGAAAACAGTTTGAAGATTCTGTTGTTCGTATTGCAAAAAAAGAAGGTCTGATTTTTGACGATGTATTAGACGGTTCTAAAATGGGTGTGAAATCATATCCGTTAATCGTAAATACTTTATTCGAAGATGACGAAAATGAAGATCACTTATTTGCTTTAAAACTTGCATTATTTGAAGTTCCTGCAATTAAGGATTCTAAAGATGATGAAAAGAAAAAAGCATTAAGAACTTGCACATCTAAGTTAGACGTTTTAAAAGTAGCTTTAGAATTTTTTAGCTAATAGATATTTCGACCACCATCCTGTCCAACCTTGTTCTAGGATGTGGTGCATTTGGCCTAGGGTACAGATACTATAATTAGGGTTTCCAAGTTTCTCATATTCATGCCCCTTAATTGAATAACAGATATCTGGCCCATAGGTCTCATAATCAATTTCTTTATAGTAAAACTCATCACTACCTTTATAGTATTTCTTTAAATAGAAATCATCATCGCTTTTAAACTTATCCCATATGTGAGATACGTCACCAGTCCACGAAACTATTGAAGAATTAAGTGGAGTATGTGTATTTTCTGTTATTCGCCAGTGGTCATGTAACAATGTAAATGGTTTTCGCCATAATTTTGGTACTTTATTATAAATTATAATGTCTAAATCGAAATATAAGTTCTCACCATCTCTAAATTTATCAAACATTTGTAATTTGTTGTACCAATTACCGTAAATGTCGTTTGTTATGACTTCAAAATCATCATATTCGATGCCTGAGTGATGATCAATCATGTATTTTAAGTTTTCTACGTGCCAATCATTGAATTTTTTACCAAATTGACAACAAATAATTCGCTTTTTCATTATTTCCAATATTTTTCTACAATTTTTGACTTGTTTTCGTGTATATTTTCGTTGATTCCGTTAAAATGCACAATTTTTACGTTTGGATTTACGTCATCCATGCAAAAATAGTCTTCTTGTAAGTGTTTTATGCATAACATATTGATTTCATAGTTCTTAGCGGCGTCATTTGTCCATTTTCCAACCCAATTCAAAGGTAGATACTTGATGTTAGCGCCATTTTCTTCTAAACAGTAGTGTACAAAGTTTTGTTCACCATAATATCTGGCATGTACAACGCCTGATTTGTAATAATGTTCTTGCCAATAGTTTGGATTCTCTATAAATCGATCCCACACATAACTTAACTCACCAGATTTGAATTTATAGAACCCACCATTGAGTGGAATGTTATGATTACCATATGATGTGTTGATAGATTTATCAGAATTAAGTTTTGAGATCCACCAAGAACGATAAGTTCCAATAGTATTACCACTTACAGGAAATGTTAGAATATCATCTACGTTGTTTGTAATGATTTGATCTATATCCATAATGATAATATCATCACCTGGATTCTGGTCTGCAAACTGTGGACTAAAAAATTTTAATTTATGCCAATGTTTTTTAATATCATCATGTCGATTGTATGGTAAGATTGTATCTGCTTTAATATGTTTAGTATCTGATAAACAAATAAACTCAAAATCTACAATAGAGTTTTCTTTCAAACCACGGTATAGTTTGTTTACATAGTCAGGTGAATACTTGCCTTCAAAATAAACTGTACATACTTTAATCATTTGCTATGTGATAACCTCGCTTCTCATAATTACGCCAACAGATATCAAATCGTTTATTGATAGCATGACAAAATTTTGTTGTCTTTGGTACAAATAAATACTTGTCAAAGAAATAATGCCAGTCAGCATCCAACCATTGTACGGGAACATTGTGTTCTTTTAACTTAACACCAAATAATGTTTCATTATCATACCCAAAAGACTTAACAATTCTATTTGGGAAAATGGAATCACCATCTTTTAGTTTAGTCATCAATGCTAAGTCATCTTTGAAGTTATCAAAGTATGCTAATTGTTCTAAGTGTTTTTTCTTTGCACCGATGATACCTGTATTGATTACATTGTTATCTGTAGGTAAACCTTTTTCAAATAACATTGCACCTGCATTATAAAACTTTGCTGTTGGACTACGAATAGTTTGTGTAGTTTCTGTAACTCTACCAAGTGGTAATACATTATCATCATTGTTTAATACTGTAATACCTTTATCTAAATCCCATACTTTAAAAAAGTTTTCATTTGTCATTGGTACAACATCAAAGTCTAAGTATAATACTTCATCATACATTTGACTAAAGGTATATAATAAATCTAGTTTATAAAAGTTAACAATATTATAAGTTGTTATCTCAGGATGATCTTTTCTAAATCTGTTATAGAAGTGCTGATAGTTAATAGTATCTTCAACCATTTTAAATTCAACACCAATCTTGTCAGCATAATCTTGTTTAACTTTAATTAGTTTTTCATAGTTTGCTCTCAGCGCATTTTGTGTATTGATGTTTGTAGGTACTTGACCATCTTTTAAAAGGTGTGCATCAAAGACATCAAGTTCTTTAGTTCGAATATCAATGTATAAACTAAAGATCAATCTGTTTTTCTGATCTTTTGCTTCTGATGGATTGTAAACTTCTCTATCATTGTGCTGTTTAAATGTAGGAGATAGTTTACCCCATGGATGCTTTTCTTTTTTAAACATTATACAAATCCTTTAGGGTTCTTACCATGACCGTCAATTTTTTGTTTAGATTTTTTACAAAAGGTTTGACAAATTATTGGTGCGTTCTTAGGGTCTTCAAACAATACAGATCGAAATCTTTTCCAAGCTTTAGAATCAAATATTTTTGCAAAGTCTTCTCGTTTCTTTATACTAGTAATATGTAATTCTTTGTCAAAGAAACCACGTTCTTCAAAACATGGTCTAGTAGTTGGTGTATCACATTCACAACATGGTAATACAAATCCATCATTACCAAAGTGTGGGTCTTTTCTTTGATCACCTGTTCTCAAACAATCAGGATCTATTTCTGTAGCTGGTTTAAACCATGTGGGTATTAGTTTTCCCATGTTACTCTCTTTTGTGTTGTGTATTCATCACTTGGTTTATATTTTGCCATTACATCATCCCACCTTACAGAGTGCATCTCTCTAAACTCCATATGTTTGTATTGCTCTGCCATTCTTCTAGCAGCTCCAATATGTTTTTCATTATAGTTAAAAACTATGTATTGCCATTTTATTTTGCAACCCATCTCTGCACCCATTTTCATAACTTCCCAAACTTGTCTACCATCTTGGTTAATTCTATACTTGTGTGATTCTTCTGGTAATCCATCAAGTGCGAAATACCACACTATCATATCTTCTCGTCTTTCATTTATCTTTCTATAGTCAACAACCTTTTGAAAAATATTACGCCACCAGTCTAATGTTTTACCACTGCCGTTTGTGTGTATATGTAATTCTTGCCAATTAAGTTTAAGAGTGTGTTCAAGCATTTGTTCAAAGTGTGGCCAATAGATTGGATCTGACATATTACCACATGCATCTATCTTACCAAACGTATCTAATATAATTTTGACATCTTCGAATTTTAAATTCTTTCTTCTACCAGCTTGTGTATCTGCCTTAAGTGTGTCTGCGTTCCAAGCTCTCCAACATGCAGGACATTTTAATCTGCACGAAATACCTGGTTCAAAGTTAATAGCACCATTGAGATACCATTCGTAGTCTGGATTCTTTTTATGTGGTTCTTGCATTACCTATTAACGTAAATCTTGTTCCTCTAGTTTCAACAACTTCATCTTCCACTAAGATATTAAATTGTTCTGGTAATTGTTCTTTAAAATTTTCTATCTTCTTAACACAATTAATATGACCTTTTAAACCATACATGTTGTTTGATTGAAAAGCAAAATGAGCATTCTTCTTTACTCTAGTCCACCATGGAGTTTTGTATGCAGGATGTGGACCCCATTCTTTCATAGGTTTCATATGTTCGCATGATGTATTAATAAACAAATCTGCTTTTGGATATATGTGTGTTTTCCAATCTTCAAATAGATCACCTGCTATCCATTCTATCTTATCTGATTTTGGAAAGAAATAAGTCTTTGCAACTTGTAATGTTCTTTCGTCTAAATCTATGCATGTAATCTTTTTTACTTTATCATACAAATAAGATATTAGAATACTACCATACCAAGAACCCATAATTACAACTTCAGAATCTTTGTTCAATATTTTTAGATTATCAATATGATTAAGTAAATTTAATTTAGATTTAAATTGATTAGGACTAAAAGAATCTAATATATCTTTTTCTAAATCATGCTCATGAGCTATTGCCATTAATATCTTTTCGAGTAAATCGTAATTGATATTAGGATTATCGATACTCAATATGTTCTTCAAAAATTTTACATTATCTCTTGCTATCATTTTCTAAGTATATAATCCTCTATTACTAACAAATCTAATGCTGTTCTTTTGAAAGTTCTTTCTGCATCATCAACTGTTTCAACAATTGGTTCCTGACAATTAAAACTTGTATTCAACAACATAGGCACACCTGTGATTTTATAAAACTCACTTATTATCTTATAAAACTTTTCATTGTCTGTTTTGTTTACTGTTTGTATTCTTGCTGTACCATCAACGTGTGTGATACCAGGAACTCTATTGATACCTGATTTACCTACCTTAACTTTACAGATACGTGACATATATGGACTAGGTAATCTTGTGTCAAAGTAATCTTTATAATGTTCTTCTAATACTGCTGGTGCAAATGGTCTAAAGTCTTCTCTTTTTTTAATTGTATGATTGATAGTATCTTTGATGTCAGGATTACGTGGATCTGCAAGTATTGATCTATTACCTAATGCACGATTACCACTTTCTGATCTACCTTGAAACCAACCAACAATCTTTCCGTCTGCGATTGCTTGTGCAACTTCTTTATAATCTACTTTCTCGTTTGCAATAAAACCATGATAGATACCTGCATACGTATTTGTTAAATGTTTATTATTGTTCAACACATAATCTGCATGTTGATATGTACCTAATGCTTGTCCTTCGTCACCAACTGCTGGTGGTACAAAAACATTATCATAGTGATAAGTAAACATCTCATTCATATAACCATTGTATGCGACACCACCTGCAATACATAGATTGTCACAAGTCTTCAATGGATAAACATGCTCTTTAATTTTATCCTCTGTCCATTTCTGTAAAGTATGTGCTAAGTTTTCTTTACCATATTTGTGAATATCAATTAATTGATGTATCTCTTGTTTCTTTTCAATTATTGGACCACTAGTTAATAATTCAAATATATCATAGAAGTATTGTTCAAACTTACCATACCCAACTAGACCCATAAGTTTACTTGCACCTAATGTACCAAAACCTGTGAGATTAGACATGTGATTCCATAACCAACCAATCGGTAGTTTATCTGATAAGTCAATTGCGTTTTGATCTTTGTCAAAGAATAAACATCTATACTTTGAACCAATACCATCGATTGCTAAGATATCGCTTTGTTCATACTGCGAATTAATAAATGCATACATGGCATGAGATTGATGATGATCGATATAATAAACACCATCTTTATAGTAGTGATCTAATAATTTCTTAGGTTCCCAATCTAATATCTCATCATGCCCTTTTAGAATTGTTTTAAATAATTCATCTTTACATTTTCGAATACCACCGTATGTGTAAGTAAATGCAAATACTCTATCATCTCTTTTAAAATACTCTTTGACAAACTCATCGTTCAATCTATAATCACCAGGATTTAGAATATCTGATTGATGAGCATATGCCTCTGCCTTGTATGGTAGATTATGTTTAAATCTAGTATGTCTTTCTCTTTGATTATGGAAAGTACCATCGTAAGTATTATGATCATGTAAGTTTAATGCAACAGAATATATTTTATTCATTGATAACACTCGCATATTTTTTTAAGTTAAAGTGACCAGATGGTTCTACCCACTCCATACAACTCTTACAATAGTTTTCGTATTTAAATAATCTAAAGTTCATCATCTTATCTATGTTCTCTTTCGTAATCTCAAATGTCTTTGATAGTATTGGATTGTTTGCAAACTTCTTACTGCAATGTACTATGTGCCTTTTCTCAAAGTCAATAACAGGAACTTGTGGAAAGGCTGCACACATTTTACGATCTATTTCAGCTGCTTGTTCGTGTACTGCTAATACATCACCTTTGTTTGGTGTTCTACCATTAAATGATTTCCACATTGTATTCTTGTGATCTAATTGTTTCATTTCTTCAGGAAACAAATGTTTATATTTGAAAAAGTTAGGTGTC